GTTTGATGACAATACACGAAGGTACAAAGACATGTATCTCTGTGACAATCAAATGCAGTTACTCACCGCCATGGAAGACTTTGAATATACTAAATGGTTAGATCCTGATGGTGTTCCCTCTTACGTGAGAGACGTAATCAAATCTAAATAAAGTAGATTTAATTAAAACTATGGCAACGAGAAAGACATCTGCATCTGGTGCTTTTATGTCCCAGTATGACAATGAGGTTGAGGTAAGACTTAAGGCTCTTGAAGCTGAGGTAAAAGCACTTAAGGCTGCGTGTGAAGCAAAGCATTCGTCCGGTGGTGGAGATGCAAGACTCGATGAATTGATCAGAGTTCTTAAGATGAACCCTGAGCTTAACATTGAGAAACTTTCTAAGGGTGCTCTGTAAGTAGTAGTCACGGATGGACTGTAACAGCACTGGTCGGGATAACCCCTAGAGTTTCTTACTTCTCTCAAGAGTAAGTGGCGTGCATGGAGCTCAGGAGGTCTTGACAAAGGCCTCCTTTTTTAATACAATACATACTATGTGGTAGATCTTTCGTGATGAAGATAGGATTTAATTGTAGTTCCTTTGATTTGTTTCATGCTGGTCATGTGACAATGTTGAAGATGGAGAAAAATTTGTGTGACTATTTGATAGTTGCCTTACAAGTGGACCCTACGATTGATAGACCGGGTATCAAGAACAAACCCATACAGAGTGTGTATGAGAGGTATGTTCAGGTGCAGGGATGTAGATACGTAGATGAGATTTTAGTGTATGAGACAGAGGAAGATCTGTTGAATATGATTAAGACACAGAGAATGGATATTCGTTTCTTGAGTGAGGAGTATAAGGACAGAGACTTTACTGGAAAACAATATTGTATCGACAATGATATTGAGATTCACTACCATAAGAGACAACATAAGTATTCATCTACAGAGTTGAGGAACAGAGTTCATAGTCTGGAAGAATTGAAGAGAACAGAAATTACTCTGGGAGATGAAGATGGTCTTCAATACTCACCAGAACTACTACACAAGTACGAGGAAACATGTCCATTCTAGTCACAGGAGGAGCTGGGTTCATTGGAAGTCAACTACTCAGATCTCTGGGTAAGTTTGGTGAGAGATTAGTAGTTGCTGATAAGATTTCTTATGCTGGTAAGAAATCAAATCTACCTGACAATGTTGAATTCTATAAGATTGATATTGCCAGTGATGACGCAGTTAGATATTTGTTTGAACAAGAGACATTCGATACTGTTTTTCATCTGGCAGCAGAGAGTCATGTAGATAATTCAATCAACAATCCCAAACCATTCATTGATACTAATGTGATTGGTACGGTCAATCTTCTACAAGCATCATTGGAACATGAGGTAGATCGTTTTATGCACATCTCTACCGATGAGGTGTTTGGATCTATCGACTTCAAAGATGGATCATTCAATGAGGAGTCTAGGTATCAACCTAGGAATCCTTACTCCGCATCCAAAGCAGCCAGTGATCATTTTGTAAATGCATATAATGTCACCTACGGTCTTCCTACCACCATCACGAACTGTTCAAACAATTATGGACCACGACAGGATGATGAGAAGATGATCCCTACGATCATCAGGAATATCAAGAATGGAACTCCTATCCCTGTCTATGGTGATGGACAACAGGTGAGGGATTGGATCTATGTTGAAGACCATTGTGACGCATTGATTGAACTGTGGATCAACGGTAAGGTAGGAGAGAGATATAATATTGGTGGAGAATGTGAACTCAAGAACATTGATCTCGTTAAGATGATTTGTAAATTGATGAGTAAGGAGGATCATCGTATAGAACATGTCACTGATAGACCTGGACATGACCTTAGATACTCCACTTCAAACAAAAAAATAACAACCGAAACAAAGTGGTCTGTTTCCACTGACATTACAACTGGACTTCTCAAAACAATTCTCTACTATGAAGATAATTAAGACACCACTCAAAGATGCTGTTTTGATTGAACAGAACAGACATGAAGATGATAGAGGTCACTTTATTGAAACCTACAATAAAAGAGACTTTACGAGTGTTGGTCTGGACATGGAATTTGTACAAGACAATCATTCGATGTCATCTCCACATGTTTTAAGGGGACTTCACTATCAGGTTGTCAAACCACAAGGTAAATTAGTTAGATGTGTAAAAGGTTCTATTCTGGATGTGATTGTGGACTTGAGACAATCATCACCCACGTTTGGACAACACTATAGTGTTCATCTCTACCGTCCTGAGGTGATGTTATGGGTACCAGAAGGGTTTGCACATGGATTCTATGTGTATAGTTTGCATGCACACGTATCATACAAGACAACTGAATTTTACTATAAGGAGTATGATAGATCACTTCTATGGAATGATCCTGACCTTGGTATAGACTGGGGTATAGATAGTCCGTTCTTATCTGCCAAGGACAAATACGCTAAAACTTTCAAAGAGTGTGAAAAATATGATTAATCTTTCTGTATTTGGTGCCACTGGTTATATTGGTAGTCACTATTGTAGGATGTATCCTGACAATATTGCAATTCCAAGAGGACAAAGACATCCTGATTCGGCTGATATCCTGTACTTTATCAGTACTACAACCAATCAAAATGTATTCAAAGATCTTCAGGTTGATATTGACGTTAATCTTAAGATTCTAACCGAGGTATTGTCACACTGTAAGAGAACAGATACTGTATTCAACTTTGTAAGTTCTGGTTTTGTGTATGGTAATGATTTCTTGGATGCCAAGGAAGATGATCCTTGTAATCCTACAGGGTTTTACTCTATTACTAAAAGATGTGCTGAGTCTTTAGTCATCTCATACTGTAAAACTTTTGGTATTCAATATCGTATCTTCAGAGTTGCGAATGTCTTTGGTATTGACCCTACTGTGACCCCTGGTAAAAATGTTCTTGGTTATATGATTCGTTCTTTGAAGAAGAATGAACCGATTAAGTTGTATGGTGGTGGTGATTATTTAAAGGATTACATGTATGTTGATGACGTATGTACAGCACTTGATACATTGATGGTGTGGAGTTCCCCTAATCAAATCTACAATGTCGGTTCAGGTGTAAGTCGTACCTTCAGGGAAATTATTGAATACTGTAAGGATAAGGTAGGTAGTACAAGTGAGATTATTGATGTTCCCTTCCCCGATGAACAACAATATCTACAGATTAAGAACATGACGATCAACGTTGATAAACTAGAGAGTTATGGTTTCGTTCCTAAACTTGACATTGACACAGGACTTGATATGATGTGTGAAGTATATTGATTTTTTAAGGATACATAGTAAGTAATTCATGGATGTTATGACTGAGTATAATAAGACCGCACTAGTTCTTGGTGCGGGTGGATTCATTGGTAGTCACATGGTAAAACGACTACGAAGAGAAGGATACTGGGTTCGTGGTGTTGACCTGAAGAGACCTGAGTACTCTGAAACAATTGCCAATGAGTTCATTCAGGGTGATCTGACTGATCCCACATTCGTTCGTCGTGTTATCCGATTTAAAGGATATCAAGGTAACTTCTATGCTAGTGTTCCTGATAGATATCACGAAACGTTTGATGAGATCTATCAGTTTGCTGCTGACATGGGTGGTGCAGGATTCGTATTCACTGGTGAAAATGACGCAGACATCATGCGTAACTCTGTCACTATCAATCTAAATGTCCTTGAAGAACAACGTAAGTTCAACGATGCCAAAGAGGAGAACAAGACAAAGATCTTCTACTCTGGTTCGGCATGTATGTATCCAGAACACAACCAACTAGATCCTGACAACCCTGATTGCCGTGAAGAATCAGCTTACCCCGCAGCTCCAGACTCCGAGTACGGATGGGAAAAACTATTCTCAGAACGTCTCTACTTTGCTTACAATCGTAACCACGGTATTCCCGTTCGTGTTGCTCGTTACCATAACATCTTTGGTCCCGAAGGAACCTGGGACGGTGGAAGAGAGAAGGCACCAGCTGCAATCTGCCGTAAAGTCGCTAGACTCCCGGAGGTCGGTGGAGGCATCGAGGTGTGGGGAGACGGCTTACAGACTCGTTCCTTCCTGTTCATTGACGAATGCATTGAAGCAACTCGAAGACTGATGGACTCCGACTTTATGGGACCGGTTAATATCGGTTCCGAAGAGATGGTATCTATCAATCAACTGGTAGAGACTACAGCCAAGGTATCAGGTAAGGTTGTCAGGAAGCTTTACAAACTTGACGCACCTACGGGTGTCCGTGGTCGTAACTCTAACAATGATCTCATTCGTGAGAACCTTGGTTGGGATTACTCTCAGAGTCTTGAAGAGGGTATCCGTAAAACATACGAATGGATTTGCACACAAATTGAAATGGAGAAAAATGGGAATCTCAATTGAAGGAATCAAAGAACTGGTAGGTAATCGTGACCAGATCGTTATCTTTGAAGTTGGTTGTGCTGACGGAACTGATACAAAACAATTCCTGAGCCAGTTTGGTGACAATCTAAAACTATACACGTTTGATCCTGATCCAACTAACATCAAAGCGATGTCTGCAGAGGGTGGTAAGGATGTAAAGGGTGTATCTAATCAGGGATTGAGAACTGATAGTCGTCATACATTTACACCAGCTGCCATGGCTGCACAGGATGGTAAGACTACCTTTACTCGTTCCCGTAATACTAATGCACCTGATGGTGGTGTTGATTTCGGTAGATACTCTGGTTCAATCTACGAACCAAAGACGATTATTGATGGTGGTCCCCGTGGTAATCGATGGCCATTTATCAAATACGATGAGAAGATCGAGGTTCAAACCAGAAGTCTTGACTCATTCTGTGAGGAGAATGGTATCGATCACATCGACTTCATGTGGATGGATGTACAGGGAGCAGAGAAAGAAGTGTTCCTTGGTGCAAAGAACATGATCGGTAAGATTGATTATGTCTATACCGAGTATCATGAGGAAGAGATGTATGTGGGTGCCACTAACCTTCAAACTGTAAGTGATCTTCTTCCTGGATACGATCTTGCACAGAACTGGCCATACCCTGATGTCATGGGTGGTGACGCATTGTTTAAACTGAGAGGTTGATATGAAGGTATTTGACGTATTCCTGTTTGGTTATGAGTTGGATCTTTTGGAGATCCGTATGAATATCCTTGACCCCTATGTGGATTACTTTGTATTCAGTGAGGGTGGTAAAACATTCTCTGGTGAGGACAAGGGATTTGTATTTAAGAAGACTGATAAGAGATTCAAAAAGTTTAAAGATAAGATTATCTACACCAAGATCGAAGAACCTAGTCAGGATCAACTCCAAGCAAAAGGTATTGAGTACAATGTGAAGAGAGAATCCTTCATGAGAGATACTTTCTATAAGGACAGTATCATGGATGTTCTTAAAGAACATTGTGCTGATGAAGATGTAATCGTCTGGTCTGATCTGGATGAGGTTCCTAATCCTGAAGTGCTTGAAAATCTGAGTGACTTCTACAAACCTGGGACTGTGTATAACTTTGCACAGGATAACTACCAGGCTGCACTCAACTGGTTTGAAACCACTGGTACAATCACATCACAGACACTTGACTTCTCTTATGAGGAAGAAGGACCACGATGGATTGGCACAAAGATGTGTGACTTTGCAACACTTAAGAAATACACACTGACTCAAATGAGACAGGAACTTCCTAGAGAAAACAATCTCAGGATTCATCCTGGTGGTTGGCACTGGAGCACTGTTGGTAGTGACGAGGAGAGCACAATGTATGACAGGGTGATGAAAAAGATTAAGTCATCCGCACACACTGAACTCAATAACGAGAGACTGATCGGTGAGTTGGAACAAAGACTCAATGATGGTAGATCACCACTGGGTCAAGACAATGCTGCGTATTGTATCACTCACTTTGATGAAGATAGGTTCCCTCAATATCTTCTAGATAACAAGGAGAAGTATTCCTATCTGATCAAATGATTGATGAAAGTGGTTGGACACAGAGAGATCCCATAAGTGACGAGGAGTGTATCTTGATTTGTTTAAGAAATGCTCCCGAAGGGACTGACAGAAAGCAAGTTGCTAGATTAATTCAAGAGTATGAGACCAAATGATTGTTACTGAAATCTATCGTGGTTCTGGACTGGGTAACCAGATCTGGAATCTTGTCGTATCTAGAATCCTTGCACATAGACATGGATATAGTTGGGGTGTAATGAAGACTACACCATTCAAAGCAAAGAACTTTATGCCGGAGTTTGACTTTGGTGATGAGGTTGTTGGTGGATCTACACCTAGAGAAGGACAACAACCCGCAGTTTTACCACAAGGAATCAAACACTACATCAGAGAGAATGCAGTACCTCTTCCTATCTGTGGAGGACATGATGCTCAGTTCTTTGATCCCTCACTTTGGTATAATCTCCCAGACAACTCAAAGATTGATGGTCTATTTCAGAATCTTCAGTATCTTGACGGTCAAAAGGAGAGTGTAAGAAAGTGGTTGAAGACTAATCTTGATGTCAAAGATTATTGTGATGATGATATCTGCGTCATTCACTTTCGTGGTGGTGAATATCTAATCACTACAGCCTGGTTGGAACCAAAGTTCTATGAGAATGCAAGAGATAGAATGTTGGAACACAACCCTAACATGAAGTTTGTGGTGGTGACTGACGATCCCGAGAATGCAAACAAGTTCATTCCCTGGGCTGATGTGGTAGGTGCTACTACACTTAAAGAACAGGAAGATATTGAACAGGGTACAGGATTCTTTAAGTATAAGGGTGGTAATATTGGGGTTGATTGGTCCATCCTATATAATGCTAGGAATGTTATCATGTCCGCCTCAACATTCTCCTTCTGGCCTGTATGGACTAGTGAAGAAGTAAAGAAAGTTATTGCACCAAAATACTGGTTCGATCATAAGACTTCTACCGGATGGTGGAGAGGTGATGATATCATTGTAAAGGAATGGGATTACATCGATACTCAAGGTAACATTATGTCTGGTCCCGAGTGTCAGAAGGAATACGACCTTTACAGACTGAACAATCCATATTATACTTTAGAGAGATAGAACGACAGGATGTATCAACTCATTGAGAAGTTCATCAGTGACGCCAAAGAGATGGATGACAATGTGTTTCCATTCTTGGCTAACAAGGATTGGAAACCTGGTAAGAATGTCTACTACTCTGGTCCCTACTGGGATGATCTAGAGGCACAGGAACTAATTTACGGTGTCATGAAGGGTAAGTGGTTATCCTCTGGTGAGAAAGTAAATAAATTTGAGAAAGAGTTCTCCAAGAGATTTGAGTTTGATCACTCGGTCATGGTGAATTCTGGTTCATCAGCAAACCTGGTGATGATTGCTGCACTGAAAAAATACTTTGGTTGGGAAGACGGTGATGAGATCATCGTTTGTTCCTGTGGATTTGCAACCACTATTGCTCCTGTGGTTCAGGCTAACTTGAAACCAGTGTTCGTTGATATTAACTGGCAAGATCTGAACTGGGATATGGATCAAGTGTTCTCAAAGGTGACACCTAGGACACGTGCTGTGTTCTCATCTCCTGTTCTGGGTAATGCTTATGATATGGACAGACTGGTAAAGTTCTGTAAGGCAAAGGGTCTAGAACTTATTGCTGATAACTGTGACAGTCTCGGTAGTAAGTATAAGGGTGACTATCTGACTAAACATGCTATCGCTGCATCTTGTTCCTTCTATCCTGCTCACCATATCTGTACCATTGAAGGTGGTATGGTCTCGTCTAATGTCAAGGCCATCGTGGATCTTGCACGTAGTTTTGCATGGTGGGGTCGTGGTTGTTATTGTGTAGGACAACAGAACCTATTGACTAACGGTGTATGTGGTCGTCGTTTTGATAAGTGGTTAGAAGGATACGATGACATCGTGGATCACAAGTATGTGTTCGGTCAGATGGGATACAATCTTAAACCACTAGACATGCAAGGGGCTGTAGGTTCAGTTCAACTATTGAAGTTTGATGAGATCCATAGACTGAGAAGAAAGAATAAGGAGAGTATTCAGAATATCATCGAGACCATCCCTGGTTGTAGAGTTGTTAGGGAACGTGCAGACAGTGAGACCAGTTGGTTTGGTGTCCCGATTGTGTGTGAAGAATCCAAGACTAAACATGCATTGGTTGCACACCTTGAGGCAAACAAGATTCAGACAAGAAACTATTTCGCTGGTAATATTCTTCTTCATCCCGGATATTCTCATCTTGACGATGCCAAGAAGTATCCTGAAGCCAATAAGGTTCTCAACAATGTGTTCTTCCTGGGTTGTTCTCCTGTCATTACAGATGATATGATTGGATATATTGGAGAGGTAGTGGAGGATTTCAGGAATGCTTGATCTGAATAGGGTCACATGTTTTGCTATCGACAATACAAAGA